TGGCGCATTCACCGAAGCGACGCTCGCCGGATGCGAACAGACGCAGCGCAAGGTCGAAGAAATCGGCGAGCGCAGTGCGGCCGCGGCCGAGAAATTCGGCCTTGGCTCAGCAGGTACTCGTGGCGTGCCCTCGCATGTCGAAACGTCTTCCGAACCTCAAGCGAAGGAGTAACAGCATGGCCGACAGCAACCCCATAGTCGGGCACAAGACCTTCGCCGAGCCGGACGGCGGCTACCGCCACGAACCGCTGCGGCAGAACGAAGCGGAGGCGCTGTTAGCCGCCGCCGACGCGCAGAAGGCCAAGCGCGCAGCCGACATGCCGACAGAAGAGGACGCCGCACGCGCCCTGTGGAGCGCATTTCAGCGTCTGCGCGAACTCGGATGGCGGGAAACGTGCTACGGGCCGACGAACCAAACCGTACGCCTGATCGAGCCGGGCAGCTCTGGCATTCACGAAGGGTTCCGCATGGACCCGTGGCCTGAAAAAACATGGTGGGTCGGCAGCGAAATGTGGCCATCGAACCCGTGCCTTTTCAAGCCGCTCGATGGCTCAGCAGGTACTCGTGGCGTGGTGGGCCGTGACGGTGAGACGAAATGACGCCACACGTTTCTGATCCGAAATTAAAGGTAGAGGGTGCTCTGAAGTGAGTGAGCTATTGACGATCGAACAAATTGCCGAGATGTGGCACTGCTCAGTGCGCCATGCGCGAGACGTGCTGGTGAGGTCGGGCGGCTTTCCGCAGCCAGCTCCAGGCTCCGGCCCGAAGCACCGCGTCTGGGTTGCGCGTGAAGTGAGAGACTTCGCCCACCGTCGCAAGTCTCGCCAAAATCCCGCCAATGACTCGGAAAGCCGCGCCAGTGCTTGATTTAAGGGCTGGCCTCCGGCACCACGTAGCTCGCGATGGCTCGTTTTGCGTCGTTTTCCCTAAGGAAGACCCCGAGCTGATCGGTATGATGGCGGGAAGCTTCTCGCCAACCATCCCGCCAAAATCCCGCCATGTACCTCAGACGCCACGGCAAGGGCTGGAAGTGCGAGGTCGAGAAGAACGGGCGCAGACTGTCCAAGACGCTGCCCACGAAGCGCGAGGCCCAAGCGTGGGGCCACGAGCAGGAGGGCAAGATCGACTCCTTGGGGGCTGGCTGGCGCACCTTTGCGGCAGCGGCCGAAGAGTACGAGCGAACCAAGACCATCCACAAGAAGGCCCAGCAGTGGGAGCGCAATGCGCTGGCGCGCCTCACACAGCAGTTCGGCGCAGAAACACCGCTGGGATCGATCGACACGCCCCGGCTGGCAAGGTGGCGCGACGAGCGCCTTGCGTCCGTGACCGGATCGACGGTAATCCGGGAAATCAACCTGCTGCGCAACCTGTTGCGGGTCGCGCGGCTGGAATGGCACTGGCTCACGCACGATGCGTTCGCGGGGTTGCAGATGCCCAAGGATAACCAGCCGAGGCATCAACTGTGGCGCTGGCAGCAGATCAAGCGCGTCCTGCGCGCATCTCGAACAGGCAAAACAGCCGAGATGCAACGGGCCTTTCACATTGCCCTGAGAACGGGGATGCGGCTGTCGGAAGTGCTGGCCGCGCCTCAGAGGTACGACGCCAAGCGCCGGGTCGTGGTGATCCCCAACAGCAAGACCGGCAAGCGCGAGGAAGTTCCCATAGGACGGATCGCGGCGAAGCTGCTGTCCGGCGAAAAGTTCACGGTGGACCCGAACGAGGGGAGCGTCCTTTTCGGCAAGCTTTGCCGCGAGCTACTGATCGAGGATTTGACCTTCCACGATTCACGCGCGACGGCGCTGACACTTTTGTCGCGCAAAGTGGACGTTCTGACGTTATCGAAGATCAGCCGCCACCAGGATCTGCAAATCCTGCGCGATCACTATTACCGCACCACGGCGGAAGAAATAGCCAAGCTTCTATAGGACGTGCCACCCCATGACCCCCGACCTCCCCGAACTGCCCTTCATTCCAGAATCGAACGAACTGCGCATTCGTCTACTTGCTTGGGGAAGGCAGTGCTACTCCTTAGGAGTAGAGGCCGAGAGAGAAAGAGCGGCGAAGGTGGTGGAGTCGTTCATCAACCCCTCCATTGCATCCCTATCCCGGCACGCGCAAGCGACTATCCTCGCCGCCGAGATCCGTAAGGAGCTGAAATGAACGACTACACCGACGCGCAACGCTGGCAATGGCTTGCATCGCTCAAGTGCAATTCTTTCTCCATTGGCAGAGATGAGAACCACGCCTGCAACTACATGACCGCAAAGCAGTGGATCGAAGAAACCTGCCACGAAGACTTTCAGGACGTTGCGCCAGAAGAGTTGCAGCGCATGAAGGACACGAACACCATTTGGGCATTGCAGATTTATCCGCATACGCCTGTTGGTTTCAATGTCTGGTACGGAGCGACCGCAGAAAGCGTCGTTGATGCGGCCATGCGTGACTATGGCGTCGAACCCGCAGCGGCTGTCCTTGCCAAATAAGGGAGTCAAGGTCGCAGGCTGGTATCGCGCACTGGCGATGTCGAGCAGTTATCGCGGATCAGCGAATTCTCCGTGCAAATTGAAGATTGAATCTTCAAACGTCCAAGTTTCAAGGTGGATTCGCGCTTCGCCGGATTGAGCTTGAAAAGCTGTACGCAAGTTGCGTAGGCAAAGGTCAGCGGCCCTCAAGCAACCGATTGATGTACCAGATGCTCTTTTTCAAGTCCTCCGCGCCGTTCTTCTTCTTCCAGCGCCATAGGTATTTGATAGCGCACGCCGTGCAGTGAGCCTCAATCCCGCTAAGGTCTTTGGTGGCCTCGGCCAGCGCATCGATGCACTCGATGGAGCCGCCCGTATAGTGCGGCGGCTGGTTGACCATATCGGGCTTGCCGCCAATGTTCTGGAGCTCGCCGGGTTCAGCGTATTCGTTCATTTCTGCATCCTGTCGATAACGAGAAGCCCCACGTTCGCAACGCTGTAGCCAAGATAGACCACAGTGAGCGGCCAATTTCCCTTTGCTCCATAGAGCGCAGCGGCAAGGCCGTAGCAAATCGTGGGAACTAGGATCAAGGCGAAGGTCATGATCTGCGCTTCATCGGTGAAGCGTGTATTGGGAGGTTGCGCTTCACATCAGCATTCCTACATCGCAGCGATGCCGCTCGATCTCGCCGTAATCCTTGTGATGCACGATGGCGAGCATGTCCCGGCCAGCGCGGTAGCCGTGCCCCGCTGCATAGGCGTCCTGAGCGGCGAGCGTGCGAAAGCTCTCCCACACGCAGCCGCGAAACTCTTTCTTGTTGCTCGAATGGATGTGGCCCGTGTACCAATAGCGGTACTTCGTCTGTCCCCAGTCTTCCGCGCGATCGGAAGCCATGATTCCTTCGAGGGCGTCGGGCTTGACCGTATCTCCGTGCGTCGATCCAAGCAGCACCTTGCCGAATCGGTAGAACCAGAACTTCGACGGCGACAAGTCCACTTCGACGCGCGGCTCGTTCTCGAAATACGCGGCCATGCTGAATGCCAGGGACCAGACCGATTGCGGATCGTGGTTGCCCTGAATGAAGCGCACGATCACCTTCTGGTGCTTTTGCAGCGCTCGCAAGATGGCGTGGCGGTAGGTTGCGATGCCGATCTGGAGCACGCGCACGAATCGCGTATCCACGTCCAATTGATGCTTGTGCGCCGGCGTCTGGTTGGTCTGGTCGTTCGCGTGGAACACGTCCCCCAGCGGCAGGATTACGCAAGTCTCGGAGTTGGGGGCCGACGCCAACAGGCGATCGACTGCCGCGAGCGTGATCGCGCGGGCCTTGTCCGAATCGAAGTCGTCCCCCGTTTCCGCCGCCCAGCAATATAAGCCGAAGTGCGGGTCCCCCATCGGGATCACCGTGAGCAAATCCGCAAGGCTGTGCGACGGCGCTGGGGTGGAGGGTGCCAGCCCCTTAACCTCTTCGGAAAGAACCGCCACAGCCTCTCTAAACAGCTCCCAGCGGCGTTCCTCGTCGGCATTGCTCTTGACCCACTGCATGCGGGGCTTGCCGAACTCGTCGTACAGCGTCGATGTTCCCTTGACCTTGAAGCCATCAGGAACGATGTGGCTCATGTCGTGAGCCGGTGAAAAGCCCCGTTGCGCCGCCTTCTTCTGCACCGCCTGCACCACGCGGCTGTAGTAGCTGTTGGACTCTCCATCAGCCTCCGCCGCAGGGCGTGCTCCGCCGTGTTTCTGAATGGATCGAAGAACTTCTGCTTGCCTCGGTGTTGCGAACTCGAAGAGAGCCTCGTCAACCTTGGTAGGGGCGACCACGTTAGGCTTTCCGGTCGTACTGCTCTAGGAACTGATGGAGCATGTTTCCTTGGGAGTCCACTTCGGTTTCGTCGTGATCGTCCTTGCCCAAGGTGTAGCGGATCGCATGCTGTAGTTCGTGGCAGAACGTCGCAGCCTTCATCTGATCCGTCAGGTCTTTGCGAAGACGAATCACCGCAGCTTCCGAGTCGCAGTGCCCCATATCGGAGATTGCCGCCGATTCTTCGACGGTCCAGCGAGTGCCGGCCAATTGGAATGATTTGAGGATCTTCATTGCCCCAGCTCCCAGATCAAAACGCCGCAGAAAAACGCGCCAACGACAAGACCGCCTAGCCAACTGCCCAAGGCATACCCGATCAACCAGCACGTCGCCTCTATGGCGCAGCAAGTGGTAAACAGGACGGTGGGCATAGGTCAAATCCGCGCGAGTAAAGACTCAGCTTCCATCGCCGCTTGAACTTGCTGCGGTTGCGCGTTGTTCGGCTTGTCCCAATGAGACTCACCGAATGACCGAACGGCTACGTAGAACGCATTTGCCGAGAATTCGCTGTATCCGCAGGCAAGCATGGCCTCGCGAAGTAGCTTGTCCGCTGTGGCCCTGTCGCAGAATTGCGTGGAGTAGGCCCAGTCGTGAATTACCGCCGCCTTGTCTCCCTTGCCTCCGGCTGCCAGGTACACGAAAGGAAGTCTTGGAACCGAAGCAAAGTCAGTCACGAACCCATGAGGGACCGTTAGGACTCGGCCGAGCAAGTCGGAGCGATAGGAGAAGTCCGCAAGCAGTGTCCATAGCCCCTTGAGTTCGTCGGTTTCCTCCACCTTCAGCGGAGTGAGGAATTCGCTCACTTCGCACCCGACGCGGCTTGCGAGGGAACTTGCACGGTGATATTGATCGGCTGTCCAGTTCCAAGGCTTGTCGTTCCACCGCCGCAGAATTTGTTCAGCGTGTCAATCGTTTGCGGATTGCGCAGGATCGCCCCAACCGGAAGGGCGCAGCCGCTTTGCATCCACACATGAACCGCGTTGTCGTTCACTGCACGAATCTGGTCAGCCGCCGCAGCTTCCCACGCAACGGCGGCAGTCGTGCAGCCAGTGAGGATGGACGCGGCCAAAGCCGCGAGGATCAGGATGGTTCTTTTCATTGGGTTGCTCCTTGAGTGGATGCGAGGTGATAAGCCCCAAGTCCCGTCAGGACGTTGGAACAGGCAAGGGTGATTTGGGAGACATCGATGTCTGCCCAGAAGTGCTTTGCAATGACAGCAGCGCACCAGACCACGGCAGCAAACGTGCCGACATAGAGTTTTTCGCGCATAGGAATCCTTCGGGCTCACGCGGCCCGTGTTGCGGGATGAGGAAAATTCAGTGCGCCGGGTACTTTTCGGCGCAGGCTCGCCAGTCGGCGTAGATGCAGCTCTGTGCTTCCCTGAGATCAATCTGACCCGAGCAAACCAGCTTGTGAAGGCGCACTTCGAGCGCGTCTTTCAGGTGGGCTTGTGTATCCAGCCCATCGGCATCCTTGGGTGTTTCGACCGGATTTCCGTACCACTGCTGGATGCGAAGGTTTCGCGGGTCTTGCGGAGCGCCGCCAAGGACAAGGCTGATAACGTGGTCCAACTCAAAGCTCGCCGCATCACTTCTGGCGATGCCTAACGAGTCCATCTTTGCAATCTTGATCTTGTTCGTGATGGAGACTCGTGGGCGAACCGGTTTGTCCCAATTGGGGACACAGACGGTTGATTTGATGTTCTCCGGCGTCACATCCGGATTCACCGGTAGATCCTGGGCAAACACTGAGCATGCGAGCAAGAGCCCACTCCATGCGGTCATGGTCGCGCGAATAGTAGGCAAGCCTGATCTCCGTCTTGAGTTGCTCAAGGTTCATGTTCCCGGCGCAAATTGCCAAAGGCCGGAGCGCATTTGCTCTGCGAGTCTCTTGGCACGCTCTGGGGTTTGCTGCGCCCACTTGCTTTGCAGCATGTCAAATGCAGCTTCGTCGTACCTGCCTCCAGCCACCGCTGATAACGTGTTTTTGAAGGCAAGCAGTCCATCGACTCCCATCTGATAGGCCATGTTCAGCAAGACCCCTTTTCTGGCGTCATCGAGGCTGTCAAACCAAGTAAGCGACGAGTGCAATGCATTGATTCGATCGTCCACCCTGTTGTTCAGGATGTAGGAGATTTCATCGTCTCGCAATCCCGCCTCGGGGCGGCGCGAATCCACCAGAAACCCGACTCCGATCGTGTCGTAACCTAGGGAGTCCTTGTAGACGCACCGACGCACTCCCTCATCGCCTCGAAGCTGGCGGATAAGGTCGGTTTTCATCCTTACCGCCCGTGAATCCAGCGTTGCACTGTCTTCGTCTCGTAGATGCGAATCGCGCTCCAGATCAGCGATGCGAGAGCCGCCAACGGGGGAAGCCATGCCGCAAGTGCAGCAAGAGCTGTCCCGACAGAGATCGCGTCTATCCAGTGCTTAACGTGGTCGTTCATTGGGCGCGGCTCCTTTTTGTCGCGGCATGGGTCGTGGCCCTTTCGGGTGAAGAAAAACCCGCCGCGATTGCTCGGGGCGGGTAAGAAAAGAAAACCAGCGAAATCGGATTAGTAATTAAATAGTGCAGCCTGCGTGCCGCTCGCGTTTGGCTGCCAGATAGGCAGCATGCGCCTCTTCTGGCGTTTTGAAATCGCCAAGAAATCTCGTTCGTCCATTCACGTAAATTCGGGCCGAGTAACTTCCCCGGTCGGCCCTGACGTGCGCCCCAAGCAGTCCACTTTGGGATGCCATCGTAGCCCTGCGCATATTCTGCAAATTGACGCATCTCGGAACGTCGCGGAGGTTTGCGATGCGGTTATCTGATTTGTCGCCGTTGATGTGGTCGATGTGCAATTGAGGCCACGAACCATGCATGTACAGCCAAGCCAGGCGGTGCGCATACTGCAAATGACCATTAACTCGAAGCACGATGTACCCATCGCGATTAGGACAGCCAGCTTCCGCGCCAGCCTTCCATCGCCCTTGATGCGAGTTTCTCTCCCGCGTGAACACGCCAGAATCGGGATCGTAATGAAGCAGTTCGCGCAGTCGTTCGGCAGTAAGATCGGTCTTAGCCATGAAGCGGTCCTTTCGCTGATTGGTCAGAGGCTCGCAGGTGTTAGCGCACTCTGCGGGCTTCGTTATTTTGCCTGATCGCTGTATGAAAAACCAGCGAATTCTGACGATCTGCGGGCTATCATCGCGGCGTGCAGTTCACCGCCTACCTCTGGCTAAAACTCGTCGTACTGTGCGTCTTAGCTGTCTACCTTGGTTGGCGGCGGGCCAGACCATTGCCGCCCAAGCCGCGAAAGGCTACTCCAAGTGGATACACCGAAGCCGAGCGTCTTTAGTTCGGTTGCGACGCCAACAAGCCGCCCCTAACGATCGGGTACGCCTCCGGACCTGACAGCAACCCTGTAACTCCCGCTGGCATCACATTCCCAGTGGAA